GATGGTTCGGTTGCTTGCCGAGATTCGCGCATCGGGCAAGACAGCTGCGGAGCTGAAGGCCGCACTTTCCAAGTCGCCTCGCAAGTAGGGTAAACGACCGGTCATGGCGGTGTGGTAGCCGGCAGGTCGCGATCGGATCCCCTCCAGTGGTGCCTCCAGCTACGCCACAGCGTGGCGATTTGCGCCCCTAACGTAAGCCACCTCACATTCCCCCGCCCGCGCTGCCACCGTCGGGCCAGGGCGATTTATCTTGACAGCTGCGCCCAGCCCCGCCCCTTAATCTCTCTCGCACTGCCCTGCGAAGCCCGGATCTGCCCTCGGATCCCGCACCTGACAGGGCAAAACGAGAGGCGCTCGCAACCTCGGTCGGCAAGAGCGCAAGATCGCTCGACAATTCGCAGCTGCTCGACTGTGGGCGCAGAACTACATGTGTAGTCCCTAGGGGCTGGTGATACATGGGAAGGGCAAGGGCAATGCAAGCGCTCGGGCTTCTTCGCAGCATGGTAGGCATAACTCAGGCTGAGTTGGCGCGACGCGCGGGCGTGCACCGGATCACGCTGAACCGGGCCGAGCATGGGGTGCTGAAGGTGTCTCGCTCCATGTGGGAGCGGATCGACGGTGTGCTGGCGCGAATGGTGCTGGACCGGATCACGCAGCACCTGAAGCAGCAGGCCACGGATCCCGAAGTGATCGAAGCGCTGGAGCAGTCACGAAGGGAGCTGGCCGAGAGGGAGGCGATCGAGAGGACTCTCGAGAATGGCTGACCAGCAGCAGGCGCCAGCAAAGGGCGCGGCACCAGCAGCCCCACGGCCCCGCAAGAAGCCCGGGCCCAAGCCAGGCCGAACGCGCGGGCAGCGCAGCGACAGAAGCGACAGCGACACCGACTTCGGGCTGGACATAGAAGTGGCGCTGAGCCGGCAGCTGATGCGGGTGAACGGCAAGCGCGCTGCAGGCCTGGAGATCATCGCGCGCAGCCTGGACGAGGACGTCGAGACCCGATACAGGTCGACCATGCGCCAGGTCAGGTTCCTGTGCCGGGCGGACGTGGTGCGCGGGCCCAACGGCGCGCCGCTTACCGACAACGGGAAGAAGGTCACCCTGACCATTCTCGAGCAGGTGATTCACGCCATGGCCAGGGCTGCCATCAACAGCAAGCACCCGCAGCAGAAGGAAATGGCCGAGTTGCTGATGCAGTATGCCGTCGGCATCCCGGTCAAGAACCTGCAGTTCACCGGCCCGCAGGGCGGCCCGCTGCAGACCCACACGACCCATGAAGTCGCACCCGTGATCATGAGCGACGAGGAGAAGGCCAGCCGCATTCTGGCTTCGGTACGAATGGCGCAGGAGGTAGCACAGCGCACCCAGGGCCAGCGAGCCATCAGCGGGGTCGAGGTGCGCGCGCCCACGCTGCCCGGTAGCCCGGCGCAAAGCGGAGTCGTGATCGAGGCGCAGGCCTCGAACAGCCCCGTGCCCACAGCGGCCGGCCCGACGCCTCCGCCCGTGGCCCCGCCCCGCGGCCCGATGGGTATGGCGGGTTCCCTGCCCGGGAACCTGGTGGCCCCCAGCGTGGCCGGCCCGATAGGGGTGAAGCGCCCGTGACGGCCCTGTCGCAACGCCAGTTGCTGGATGAGGGCTACGAACACTATGAGAGCACCGCCATCCAGCTAGCGCGCGAGAACATCACGGCCTTCTGTCACTACGTGATGCGCGACGAATACACGGGCAAGCCGATCGACCTGGCCTACTTCCAGGAAGAGTGGCACTACCTGGCCGACACCTACGACCGCCTTGTGATCTGGGCCTTCGCCAACAGTGGCAAGACGCAAAACCTAACCGTGGCCCGCACCCTGTTCCGCCTGGGCCAGAACCCGTCCTTGCGGTTCGCCATCGTGTGCGCCAGCAGCGGCCCGGCCGTCAAGATCATGAGCGCGATCTCGCAGTACATCGAAAGCTCGCGCGAGCTGCGCCAGGTGTTTCCCCACCTGCGGCCCGACGCTAGGAATCCCTGGAACACCGAGCAGATCACGGTCAAGCGCCCGTATATCTCCAGCTGGCCGAGCGTTGCCGTGGGCGCCGTGGGAGTTAATATCCAAGGCGTTCGTATCGACGAGGCCATTCTGGACGACGTGGTGAACCGGGAGAACACCCACTCGCCCTACCGCCGGGCCGAGCTGCTGGACTGGTACCTGAAGAGCATACCCGGCCGCATCAACCCCGAGACCGGGCGGATCCTGCTCCTGGGCAACGCCTTTCACCCCGAGGACCTTCTGCATACGGTCGTCAAGAGCAGCCGATGGCATGGGTTCAAGTACCCAATACTCAACCCGGACGAAACGCCCCGCTGGCCCGAGCGCTGGCCCCTGCAGGCTATCGAGAATCGCAAGGCCGAGCTGATCCTGCCCAGCGAGATCGCGAGCCAGCTGTTTTGCGAGTGCCGGGACGACAGCAGCAGTCGGTTCAAGCGGTCGTGGATTGACGACTGCATGCGGCGCGGCCTGGGCCAGAACGGCCAGGGCTCGCGGCCGGTCTATGCGCTCAAGGCCGTTCCTTGGGGGTGCAAGGTCTACTGCGGCGTCGACCTGGGTGTGGGGCGCGGCCAGGACAACGACCTGACCGTGTTCTTCGTGCTGCTGGTGCACCCAAACGGCGACCGCGAGGTGCTGTGGGTCGAGAGCGGGCGGTGGCTGGCGGCCGAGATCATGGCCAAGGTCATCGAGTACTCGTACCGCTTTCAGTGCATCTTCGTGGTCGAGAACAACGCCGCGCAGGACTACCTCGTGCAGCTGCTACACGCGGGCACCGCGATCCCGATCGTGCCCTACACCACCGGCCGCAACAAAGCCGACCCCACGTTCGGGTTCGAGGCCATGGCCGCCGAGTTCGCCGCCTGCAAGTGGATCATCCCCAACATGGGCGGCAGCATGGAGCCCGAGATCGAGGCCTGGGTGAGCGAGCTGCTGGGCTACCGGCCCAAGCCCGCGCACACCGGCGACCGGGCGATGGCGAGCTGGCTCGCCAAAGAAGGCGAGCGCCTGGGCCAGGTCGACAAGCCCCCGCCCGCAATTGGGGCCGTGACACTCAACCTCCTGAATTGGTAGGATGCATCATGGGAAACGGAATCCTTCGAGATCTAGGCGCAGGCCGCAAGGTGGTGGACACGGTGGCCGACCAGCAGCTGGTTAACGAGGGGATCAAGCGCCTTGGCATGTCCAGGCGGCAGATCGAGCTGAATCGATACTGGGCTTATGCCCGGTGCCAGCAGCACGACGACTGCTCGGTCGACTGGGACGGTAGCCAGCACGCCGACGCAGCCACGCGCGCTTCGATCGTGGCCGCGCCCAGCCTGCCCGGCGGCTACGTCGACATTGGCATGAACACCACGCCGGTCGCGGGCAAGCTGCCGCTGCGCTACCGCCGGCCGAGTGTGCCCTGCCACCTGGGCCACACGATCGTGAGCCGGTTCACGTCGCTGCTGTTCTCCGAGGCGCAGGCCCCGATCTGGAAGGTAGCCGGCGACCGCGACACCGAGGACTGGGTGCAGGCCGTCTCGAAGACCTACGGCCTGTGGGCGAAGATGGTGGAGGTTCGCAACAAAGGCGGTGGCATGGGCACCGCGATCTTCGGCTTCAAGGTCATTGCCGGCCGCGTGGTGTTCGAGTGCTTCGACGCGCGCTGGTGCACGGTCGAGCAGGACCCCGCCGACCCTACGTCGCTGATCTCGCTGGACGAGCGCTTCTACTACCCGCGGGAAGAGCAGAACAAAGAAACGGGCGCCTGGGAGGACGTGTATTACTGGCACCGCCGCCGCATCGACCGTGAAACGGACATCCTGTGGAAGCCGCTACCCGTGGGCGACGGCATGACCGAGCCCAAGTGGGACGACCCGGCCACCGTGCAAGAGAGCAAGAAACACGGCTTTGGCTTCGTGCCCGTGCAGCTGGTGCAGAACCTGCCCGTGGGCGACGACCTGGACGGCGACCCCGACTGCCTGGGCTGCTACGACTACTTCGACCGCATAGGCGAGCTGGACAGCGCCAACCATGGCGGCACCATGCGGAACGCCGACCCGACCCCCGTGCTCTCGAGCGACGGCAATGTCAACGAGATCCCGATCGGCAGCAAGGAAGCGATCAAGGTCGAGAAGGGCGGCGACCTGAAGTTCGCCGAGACCACCGGCACAGCGTCCAAGATGGCAGCGGACGAGTCCGAGCGGCTGGAGGCCCGGGCCCTGCGCACGGCCGAATGCGTGCTGGCCGACCAGGAGGCCCACTCGGGCAGGCCGGTCACCGCGGCCGAGATCTATAAGCGCACCGCCAGCATGCACGCCAAGGCCTCGGTGATGCGCTCGCAGTACGGCGACAAAGGCCTGGTGCCGCTGATGACGAAGCTGGTGCGCGCGGCCCGCATGCTGGCCACGCCAGTCCAAACGGGCGGCGAGCCCGGCGAGGACGGCGAGCCCACGCCAATCAAGACG